GCGCCTACAATTGTCAAGGTTACGGATGACACGAAAGGTTTTGTTGTTGAATTGTCCGCAGCTATTACAGGATTGAAGGTCGGAGATGCTTTATTCCAGGTTGTTGAAGGTGTTGCAGAAGGTGAAGGCAAAGCTCCGGCAGTATTCCTTACGGATGCTCCACAAGGTTTGTCTATGAAGTCCGGAAACCCATTGGGTACGGAAGTGTTGCCGGATGAAACAACCCTTGACGTATCCGTAGACTCAAAGAATGGGATGTACTACGAACGTCGTATTCCGCCTATTCCGGCAAGTTTCAAAAATGGTATTCTGTTGAAAACCAATCCGAATATCAAGTTTACACAATCCTTCTAAATTGAGGTAATTAGATGAAATCAATTTTTTCAACATTTAAGGTAAACGACGCAAAAACAGGCAAACCGATTGATTTGATCGGAACAATGCAGATTGCGTTTGATAAGGCTTCCCTTGCTAATAAAACGATGTGGGAAGAAATGTATGTCGATAAATGGTTTGAATACAGACCCCCGCAATTAGGTTTGACTGCAGAGGGTATTATGGGTAAATACCATGTTCGTATTCGTGCATCCATTATCGGTAATAACGCTGATACCCCGCTTCGTCCTGGTAGAGGCTTTGAACTTTGGTCGGGTAAAATTCCGCGCATGGGGCATAAGTTTATGACGGATGCAGATACCTTGCGTACTCTGTTACAGGTGTATGAAAACAACCGTATCAATACGGTACAGAAGCTGAATGAAATCAAGAAATGCATGTTTGGTGATTACAAAGATGCTTATCTGGGTTGTAAGGATGTTGTGGATGAAATCATTTTGAAAGCTCTGTCTAATGGTGGTGTTGCCATCTTCGACCCTGCGATTGACAATCCGGACGGCATCAAATATATGGTTGAGTATGATATGCCTGTAGAGAACAAAAAACTGGTTAAAACTGGTGAAGAATGGACTGAGGCTAATATCAACAATACTTCTATTGATGCAGCTTCTTTGTTACAAAAGATTATCTATGATTACCTGCAGAAAGGTATTGTATTTGATAAAATTTTGATGGCTCCAGATATTAAGTATTGGATGATGCGCAGTATCGGTTTGCGTACAGGGTATCTGGGGAAGGACAAAAATACTCGTTCTTTGACGGAAGATGAGTTTTCTGCTTATTTGAAGTCAATGAAAATACCGACCATCGAGGAAATCAATCGTAGAACTGCATATCAGAAAGACGGTAAACCTACCAACATTAACCCGTGGAATGACAACGTTATTTCTTTCATTCCTAAAACGGAAGGTGGTAAGTTGGGTGAAGTTCAACCTGCATTCGAAGATAATGCAATTCTTCCGGACCCGAATGTGCAGTATACTGATGCAGGAGAAGGCATTCGTATTGCGAAATGGACAACCGGTGAATCAACTGGTGATCAAGCTGCAGAATGGACCCAAGGCACATGGCGTGCTGTTCCTATCATTTCTTGTATCAATGGCGTTGTGAATTTGCAGGTTAGAAACCTTGACAAACCTTTTGCCGAAGATGCAACGGTTCTGGATTATAGTCCAGTTAATGAATTACCAACGGTATAACAAAGTTGTGTTATGAAGATTGTTGCTATCAAACGATTTACTGATAAAATGACAAAAGAGGTCTATGCACCAGGTGACGTTATTTCTCATTTTTCAGATGAACGTGTAAATGTTGCAGTTGAAAAAGGTCTGGCTTTAATTGTTGTGGATAAAGACACTTCTCGTGTTACCAAAGAATCTGTAGATACTGATAAACAGTATTTACAAGTTAAAGATGGAAAGATTGTTGCAGCACAGCCTGAAAAGTCTGAAACATCAAATCAGACAGTTAAAGACATTGTCGTTCAAGCTACTGAGGTTGAAGATGCAGGACAAACAGTAAAGACAGCTACTCCGGGGCAACCGGAAAAAAGAGATGTTGATGCTACCTTGACAGATATTGATATGAGTCTGCAATGGCAAAAGGTTATTGCTCTCATTAAGGTATTTGGCGATGTAGAGAAGTTGAAGGGGTATCTGGAGGCAGAGAATGCAGCCGATAAGCCCCGGGTATCTGTTATTGCTGCATTGGAAGGCCGTATTTCAGAACTTTCAAACAAAGGAGAATAAGGCTGTATGAAAAATTCGGAAGTGTTCATAGCGAAATGTTTGCATTACAACCCGACTTCGGTTATTGTGTGTGATGCCCTTGATGATGTAGGTTTAAAACCTGATGATGAATGTAAGGACAAACGTGTTGTGGTAAAAGCTGTTTTAGGTTATCTGTCGGGTGTTCTTTCTTTGGCTTCAGAGAAAGAAGTTGATTGTTCGAATACTTATGACCGTGAGGGATTAGAAACGTACATCAAAATGTTATGTAAACAGTTCAACTATGACGCTTCCATTTTTTTAAGTGATAATTCAACTGAAATTGAGGACGGTTCAGACCGTTGGTAATATGTGGTATAATGACAAAATAGAGTTATTTGTAGACTGCTCTGGCACTGGTCATGATGAGAATTTTAATCCGGTTATTCCGGGAAAAGTTCCGGTTGATTTAGGCTGGTGCAAGATACATGGTAATCCGACAGCCAAAAAGGTTCGGTCTGCAGACGGCGAAGATTACGTTTATAGCTATCAGATTGTCATTGAAGCCATACCTTCTATTTTCCCGAAATTGGGTGATAAGGTCCGAATAACAAAATCAGACGGTAGTATTTCCGATTTGGAAATGACTGTTGTCGGCTTTGGTACGATGAAAGGAAAAGCAAGCGTTTTATTATGAAGTTTCAGCGAACGGGAGATTGGAAGAATGTGCCGTTGATTTTGGAAAGGCAATTAAAACGTGTTGAAGAATCTATCGTATTCAACTTTTTGGTCATTGGTGAAAACTGTGTAATTCATGCGCGTGATAATGGTGAGTATAAAGACCAGACAGGCAATCTAAGAAATTCTATTGGCTATGTGATTGCTTATGAAGGGAAAATCTTAGAATGGGGCTTTAAATTTTCTTCTGGAATATCAAATAAAGGGGAATTTTTAGCTAAGTATAAGATAAATGAAATGCTTATTGGTGATACGGGGTATTCTTTGGTCATTGTGGCTGGCATGAATTACGCTAGAAAGGTAGAGGACAGAGGCAAAAATGTTTTGTCTGCAACCGAAGGTTATCTGAAAAAAGAGGTGAGAGCTAAGATGAAACGTATTCTTTCTAAAGCAGGGTTCAAATGAGAGGACAGGAAGCGATAACGATAATATGCAAGATGCTGGCGGCCGCTAATTTGGGCGTCCATATTTTCAAGAAT